TCCCTTTCAAGACCGCTGTTGATATTGTCCGTGAGCGCGGGCAGCCTGGGCGCATCCGCAATCCTGCGTTTTGCACAGCTTAGTTGATTCTTAAGGTCGGGAATTTCCTGGCAGATACTCTTGAGTCTGTTGATTTCCTGGCGGCAATCCGCCAGTTCACTCCCCAGCACATCAGCTTTTTCCGTCTGCTGCTTAAGTTCAACTTCACTCCCCAGCACATCAGCCATTATGTCCGAATTGACCTTCTTCAAAGCCCCAATCTTCTTCTGAAGTTCCGCTTCCGCGCATTCTAAATCGCGGGCTCTGAGGGCGGTTTCCGTGAGTATCTCAACTAATGATTCGAGCGTTACTTTTCTCATTTTTTTCTCCTTTTTTGTTTTTCATTCGGCCGCCTCTAACCAGCAATGCACGTCTTCCGGCCGGGTACGGCGCGGATCGTCAGCCCAGCAAGCCGCGCGTTCCTCTGCGCTATGAAAACCATAGGCGCGAATCTCATCCGGGCCGAGCGTGTCCAGCGGCAGCAGATAGGCAATACATGACTTGGCTATTTCCGACGCGGACATAAACATATTTACCGTGGCGCTCCATCCTTTGATCGGCGTGAAGGTGTCCACCATCCAGCCGTCGCGGTCGCCAATGCGGCCCTCCAGCGTCGTTTGGAAATTAGGCGGTATCAGCTCATCGCCCCATACCCATTTAAGGGCTGGTCCTTCCAGCGTTTCCTCTTTCTGTGAATAGTTCCGCAGTGAAACCAGGCTGGCATTCGGCAGCACGTAGCGGTTATCTGTAAATCCATTGTGTTGAGAATATTTAATGTAGGTGGTCTTGCTCTTAATGTCGCTGCCGGTGCGGATCTCCGCCGGCAAATGCCGATAGAGCGCCGGCTGCATGATTTCAATGGAGTTGTCATTGTTCTGCGCATAGCACCAGGCAATCTCGCCGGGAAAGTCATTCATTATCTGATTGGTGCGTTTCGCCGCATATTCCGTTTTGCCGGAACGGTTCGGGCCGGATATAAGCAGTACCTTGAGCCGGGTTGATGTATGCAGCAGCTTCAGGCGCATGGCTTCGCTCCACTCTTCCCACACCCACCCGAAGCGCGCCTCGATCTCTTCTGCAAAAGCCAAATCATAGAGCGGCAGACCCAGCAGCGCATCGCAGACCTTCCAGATCGGCGGTTCCCAGCCATAGCGGATAGGATCCCGCTGTTCTTGCATTATGGCGGCATCGCGGCTCTGGCACGCCTGTTCATATAGCTTTCTGACAACCTCTTTTTCCCGTATTGATCCATCCGGCGCGCGCCAGAAATCGGCCACACGCGGCGTTCTGATCACCGGATGAGTTTGCGGTTTAGGTGGCATTGTCTTTTTCCGTTTCTTTGGCGTTCTCTTCCCGTACCCTAACCAGGATGGCGCGGAGCATTCCCATATCGTGGCAAAGCTCGATATAGGCCGCTTCCAGCTGTTTCAAGCGTTCCTCCGGCGTCTGACCTATCTTAACTTCCCTCATCTTGTTTGCGCTCGATTTGGGGCTTTCTCATGCCTTTCATTTTTGCCAGGGCATCACCCTCATCGTGTGCATAACCCACAATGACCCAGTTGTGCGGTTCCCCAGTATCCATTGCATTTTTGGCCAGGTCTACGCAGGTCCGCAGCGGCAAAACCCGGAAACTTCCGAATTCAGCGCAGAACTGGATCATAAACACATCGCCAATTTTCATACACCGCCCCCTTCGATCATTTCATCGGCCGCGTCGTCACCGAGCGCCTGGTCGAGCGCCGCAAGTGCGTCCGGGATCGTGTGGCTCTCCGGGCCGCGGACTTTTTTCCCATGTTTCCAGTACATGGTGGCTTTGACCTTGCGGCGCCGGCGGGTAATCGTCATAACGCCGCCGTTCTCCATCGCTTTATTTATCCAGTAGTATTGCATTTATCCTTTCCCGGACGGCTCGGACGGGTTAAATCAACTCCTTCTAATAAATTCCGTCTAAATTCCGTCTAAATTCCGTCTAAATTCCGTCTAAATTCCGTCTAAATTCCGTCTAAATTCCGTCTAAATTCCGTAAATCCCGTAAATCCCGTAAATCCCGTAAATCCCGTAAATCCCGTAAATCCCGTAAATCCCGTAAATCCCGTAAATCCCGTAAATCCCGTAAATCCCGTAAATCCCGTTTAAACGCTCAGGCTCATTGTGGATCGTTCTACTCCACATCGAAATCATCATCCCCGTCGCAGACGCGCTCACCGGGTATGCTGCTCTGGGCCTCTTCATCAATCGTTTCCCGCTCGTACCGGAGTAGGTCTGCCGCCATCGTTTTATAGCCCGTTCCCGCTTCGTCCAGCCTGAAATAGCTAGCAGCCAGCACCAGGGGAATCTCTCCGGTTTCACCGTTTTGGTTTTTGGCAAGATCCGCTATGACCGGCCGGTAATATTTCTTTTCAGCCTCCGGCGGGAGCGTCAGCCACTCCGTTTCCTCTCCGTTTTCATCCCATGCAATCGCGGGGAAATCTTCAGGGAGCGCCTTGGAGAGCAATATAACCTGCGTGGCATTCTGCTCAATGTTGCCGGAATCCCGCAGATCCGTGAGGACCGGCCGGCGTCTTTTTTCATTCGGCCGGGCTATGGCGCGGCTGAATTGACTCAACAAAATTACAGGTATATCAAGCTCAAATGCCAGGGCTTTGAATGTCCGCGTCACCACTCCCATAAGCATATTCATGTTGCTGTCGATGCGCCCGTCGTCCGTGACGACCAGCTGCATGAAATCGACTGTTAGCAGCTGAATGTCGTGCTTGATTTTCAACATGCGGGCCTCTTGGCAAATTCCAGACACGGTGCCGTTTTCAATGATGTAATAAGGCCATGTTGCAATCAGGTTCTTGCACTCCTTGACCGTTGCCATCTGATTCCATTTTGCATGACCATGTTTAAGCCGCGGCAACGATATGCGGGCCTCGCGGACCACCGAGCGGCAAAGCAGTGACTCCACACTCATATCCAGACCGGCCCGGCCGATTGGGCAGCCGTTTCTGGCAAGGTGATCGCATAAATTCAACTCGAAGGTCGTCTTGCCGCCGCTTTTTTCTGCTCCGACGATAATCAAACCGGGCTCAAGACCGCACATTAACTCATCGAGCGCCGGCCATGGCAGCGGAAGGCCGTTGGTTATCTCCCCTTTTTTAATGGCCACCATTCGGTCATACCAGGCATCCAGTATCTCCTTGTTAGTCTTCTGACAGCCACCGGTGGACATGATCGGGGCCAGCAACCTCGGAATATCCCGCACAAGCTCCTGACCGGTTTTTTCTCCGGCATAAGCCTCATCCATCAGATTTATTGAAATCTCAATGACCTTCCGCCGCAGATATTTTTCAATGACAATCTCAGAATAAGGGCCCACGTTTTCGGCCAGGCTGTTGCTCTGCATAATCGAAGCAAGCACATCATAGCCGATGCGTTCTGTTTCGTTGCGGTCTTTCAGCCATTCCGTAATCGTTAAGGCATCCATCCCGCGGCCGTCTTTCGCCATTTCATACAGGCTATCGCAGAGCATTTTATGGCGGGCGTCATAAAACATTTGCGGCCGCAGTTTTTTTCCCTGCGCCTTTCCAATGGATCCGACGGGATCTATAAACATCGCTTGCAGGACGGCTAGCTCGGCTTCTGGCGAATGGGGCGGTATGCGCAGCTCTTCAATATTTCTCATTTTTTACGTGCTCCTTTGTACTGGTTCGGCGGTTTGGTCGTGTCAATATTCTTCACCTGGGCGGCCGCCTTCTTTTTTTTGCGGAGTTCCCGCTCCACCTGAATCCGATAGGACTTGCGGAGATACTTCTCGAATTCCCGCAACGGATACTTAAGTTCGGCGCCGGCCATGTGCCTAGAGAAAACCTTGATTGATTCAACCACGTCGGGCATGGTCGTACTGGATCTGCAGGCTGCAATGGAAGCGTAGAAGGGGATCTCCCCGATTTTCCGGCAGGACGGATGTGAGTTTTGGAACATTTTGAGCATATCAGGTGAGGAAGCCCCATTTACTTCTTCTCCTTCTTTTCTTTCTTCTCTTTCTTCTGTTGTACGCACCTCGTACGCACTTCGTACGCGGCTCATCGTCGTTTCATAGTCGTCCAGCAACGCATCATCTACGCACAATTCTTGGTAAAGATCGTAGTTACAGATAATTAGGTGCGTCGTTTTAGTGTTGCGCAGCAACTTAATTTGTCCTAACTTTTCCAGCGTTTTAAACCACCTTCTTACCTTATCGCGATCCCACTTCCAGCGCCTTCCCCAAGTCTTGCATGAATAGGCCACTTCGCCGCGTCGCACCTCAACAATATGCCCGCCTATTATGGTCACAGCCGGCGTTGGATGCCAGCGCGCCTCATAGAGCATGTCCAGCCAAGCACTCCGCTTATCGAAGGGGTCAGGGTCGTTCCAGATCGGGTTTTTCTGGAATTTCCGGTACGCCTTAATGTAGCCGCCCGCCTTATCGTCTGTTCCGTTTTCTACCATGTTCCTCTCCATCTTGGCATCCGCTGGGTGCATTCCCATAGGTCTTGCTGGATCCATTCAGCTTTTACCCTCATTTTTAAGGTGAAATTGATGTTTGAATTGACGCGGATTCGGAATTTTTTGGTTTCAAACAGGTTATCTTGTTGGCGCTCCTTGTCCGTCAGGATTGGCCAAAGGATCCGGTTATAATAATCGAACCCGTTTTCTTTGACCCATTCCGGGGCCAGCTTGGCAAGCAGGATTTTTATATTTCCAGTAGGCTCCGGCTCGATGAATTCGGCCGCCGGGCAGAGCCAGGGCGCGCTCAGCAGCTTTTGATTCGGTGGTGCGGGTTGATAGAGGATGTTTCCGGGCGGTTTAGGCGGTCCATGCGGCCGCACGTCTGCGAGTATGAGGATAGTTGGTACATCACGCCCTAATATCAGCGCCGGCGCTTTATGGGCCAGTTTTTCAAGGATTTTGTGGCCGGCCTCCTGCGTGTAGGCCATCACTTGCCGATTGCCGTACCGGGTAAGTCCATAGTCACCGGTTTCCAGATGCTCCTTGCGCGCCTTGCGCATGAGAGCGTGGGATATACCGATAATTTCAGCCAGTTTTTTTTCTGAATAGATAACGTCCATTTTTTCCCCTTTCCCTGTAGGTCTTCAAATCTTTCATAAGAAGCCGCGTGTACCGGCCTCGTACAGCCGCACAATTAACCCCCATGTTCCTGATGGTCCGTCCATATCATCCTCATAATGGCCGGATCCGATGCCGCCGAGCGAAGGCGGGAGGGGGTTTTTGCAGCTGGCGCAAAGCGTTTCGCGGCCGTCGAACACCGGAATAATGTCGCCGCATTCGCTACATTTTCCCATAATTCGCCCCTTCTTTTTTACAGCCCTACGGCCTACGAATTCGATCTGTATTGCTTTTAAACCATGCGGCAACCCAATCACCCGCCTTAATGCGTGTAACGCTGCCGTGCGGCCGCACAGACGGCCCCCTTTGGCTAATAAAATTTTCTGGCACTACCCATTTAGTAGGTCCGACGGCATTGCGCGCCGAACCCCCCCCCCCGCCTGGCGCGCGTCCACTGTACGCGCACCGCGCCGGCGACGCCGATCCGCTGCCCGCGGCCGGCCGGATCGGCACCGAGCAGCTGCGGACCATGGCCAGGCCACCGGCACCCGGATCGCTGGCCAGGCTGCGGACCATGGCCAGGCCACCGGCACCCGGATCGCTGGCCAGGCTGCTGCCAGCGGGCGCCTTTTGTACGTTCAAACAGCACCAAAACAGCACCAAGCCCACGCAAAGCGCGCGATCCTGGCCGTCGGGACTTGTTTTGGAAGCATGGCCGGCCGGATCCGGGAACGCGGTCCGCGGGCCAAGCGCCGGCCTTTTTAATGGCAAACATCCCGCGGCGCGATCCGTTCTGTGGCCGGCCGGATCGGCCAGGCCACCGGCACCAGGATCGGCACCGAGCAGCCGCGGACCGCGGCCGGCACCAGGATCGCCGGCCAGGCCACCGGCACCAGGATCGGCGTCGACCAGCTGCGGACCGTGGCCGGCCAGGCCACCGGCACCAGGATCGCCGGCCAGGCCACCGGCACCAGGATCGGCGTCGACCAGCTGCGGACCGTGGCCGGCCAGGCCACCGGCACCAGGATCGCCGGCCAGGCCACCGGCACCAGGATCGGCGTCGACCAGCTGCGGACCGTGGCCGGCCAGGCCACCGGCACCAGGATCGGCGGCCAGGCCACCGGCACCCGGATCGGCGTCGACCAGCTGCGGACCGTGGCCGGCCAGGCCACCGGCAGCAGGATCGGCCAGGCCACCGGCACCGAGCAGCTGCGGACCGTGGCCGGCCAGGCCGGCACCCTGATCGCCGGCCGGCGGTTCAATCACCACGCCTTCAGCCTGGCGAAGTTCATCCCACTGGCCTTCAAACTGAGAAGCCGACGGCACGGCCCGCAGGGATTCGGTGATGTTTGTCGGTTCGCCGGTCAGGACTTGCGACTTGTCGATTGCCACGCCGGCCACAATGGCCAGATCCCGCGCCGGGATCTTTGAGCTATCATCAAGAACGATCTCAGTCAAACGCTCAATGCACAACGAAGCCAGGCCACGCGCCCGCCGCGCGATTCTTTTTTTAAGTGGGTCCACGTTTTCGGCCTGTTCGGCCACGGCCCGGATGAGGTTGCGTGATACGTGCAGCCGTGCGGCTATCTGTCGATAAGTTTCAGAACCATCGGCCAGGGCCGCGCAGACTTCCATGTAACGCGCCGGATCAGTTGCCCGCAACCCGGCACCGGTGTGTTTGCGCACCGCGACTTCCCTTGAAACGAGCAGTTTCTCAATCTCCTCTTCACTGAAGAGGGCCAGCTGGCCGCCGGGGAGCAGTTCTTTATCGTGATCCATTGAATTCCAAAAAAGAGGCGGCACCGATCAGCCGGACCGGTACCGCGATAGTAGTTGACCACAGTGGGAATAAAAAAAAGAGGGCCGGCGGCCGGTATCGGTTTGGCTTCGATAATAGCGCGGGCCGTCGGGATCCCTGCGCAGCCACCAACGCGCGCCGGTGTCATTATCGACCAGGATCCGCGGAGTAAAGGTGTCACGTTGCATTTAGCCCCCTTGCATGTCGATCGTTTTACAACCACGCCCGCGGCCCGTCAATCACTACCCGAAAAAAACTGCAAAAAAAGATCGACCGATGCTATCCCATAGCATACTCTGACTGCTCACAACCCAAGGGTGAACGCCGGCGGCCCTCGACAGCCGGCAAAGAAAGGAAACAATGCACTACAAGGAAACCATAATTAAGCTGCCAACGGTGACAGTCAACGAAAAACCCGGTTCGATGGTAACGACGCCGGAGCAATGCGCGGAGCTTTTCAAAGATACCGCGGACCTAGCGCAAGAAACGTTCACCGTGTTGACGCTCGACACTAAAAACCGAGCGATCGGGCGTCACCTTGTTTCTTTAGGTACGAACTCTAGCACGCTGGTACACCCGCGGGAAGTATTCCGCACCGCGATACTCGACAACGCTTCAGCCATAATCGTGAGCCACAACCACCCCAGCGGCGACAGTACGCCCAGCGCGGAAGATGTACAGATTACTAAACAGCTGATCGCCGCCGGTGAAGTCATGGGCATAAAGATAATTGATCACGTTATCATTGGCCGGCAGATCCCGGCCGTGCGCAATACGTTTTTCAGCTTGCGGGAAGCCGGATCCGTTAAGTTTCTCTAATCCATAAAGGGTGAACGCCGGCGGCCCTCGACAGCCGGCAAGAAAGGAATACCATGCAAGTAGAAATCAAAAACGGTAACTTAATAGTTACGATCCCCATGCACGCGCCGCAAATCAGCGCAACCGGCAAATCGTATGGAGTGGCTAGCAGCCACGGCAACAAGGTAACGGACGCCAAAGTTAAATTTGGCAACCCGGAGCAGGAATACCCGCTGTCAGTCGGCGTTAATGCCTATATTAAAATCTAACCCACTAGGCCGGCCGGCGCTTTGGTGCCGGCCGGCAGAAAGGAACACGATGAAAGTATATTCCCACTGGGAATGCAATGAACTCGTTAGTGAGCTGAACCGGCGATGGTTTAAAACCAAAGCCATAGCCAAAGCAGAGGCCGGCCGATGAACCGGCGCGAAAAGGTTGAGTGGCTGGAGCGCTTCCTGGATATTTGGGATCGTGATTGCTGCCGCGGTGAACGCCATCTATCCCGGCTATGCGATATATATATTGCTTTTTGCGACCGGGCCGGATTGCCGTTATTCAGCGCGGATGATAACCTTTATTCGCTGTATCGGCACGCCGGCCGCCGTTGAGTGCCGGCAGAAAGGAACACCATGAAAACGAAAAAGATAACGATTAACGCGCCAGGATTAGCGGCCGGGTTTCTTGATATGATGCCGGACAACTACCGCGGCGCGCTGGCGTTCGGCATGTTGCCGGCACCCATGATGCAGCGGCTTGAAGATGGCTTAAAGGATAAAGCCGCGGTAATATTCAGCGGACCGGAAGATATTTTCAGGCCGGACGAAGTTGAAGCATTAAAAGCCGGCGGATTGTTTGAAACTATGCTAAACTTGTCCGCCCATGAACGCGACAAGTGGGTAAAGGAAACCATGCACATCCTAACCCTTGCCATATATGAAGAAGCCCGAAAACGCGGGATCTTGCGCGTTTAAACCAGCAACACGGCACGCCGGCCGCCGTTGAGTGCCGGCAGAAAGGAACACCATGAATAATATAAAATCACGCTGGAAAAAGGTTTTTAGTACATCGAGAGATGTTACTTTCGAGCAGGAACTTTCGACCGGATCTGTATGGACAAAGCGCGTTTATCTGGATACGGGCCTCATTGACGTTACGCGCTATCCTTCCTGGGAGTATATGGATGCCGAATTGCTTGGCAGCAACGACGGCAGCCTGATCCGCGAATGGACCATTGAATATTAGCCAACACGGCACGCCGGCCGCCGTTGAGTGCCGGCAGTAAGGAACACCATGAACAATGAAATCAAATTGATAGATTACTTGGCCGCCCACGCGCCGGAAGATCCGGCAGCTTGGTTTACAACGCCTGGTGCAGTGGCCTTACGCCTGGGCTGCGGCGGTGATCGAAGCAGCGCACTACCACACTAAGGGGGTTTAATCATGTCCAGACGACAAGTTAAGCGCCTTATGGCCGAAAAGGCGGCGCTCATTGAAGCGCTGGAAGAATGTATCACCAGCGAAAACGCCTGTTGCTTCTCAAACACAAAGCAGCACCCGGAATGGATGGTTGCGCGGCTATGGTGCATTTCCGCACTGGCCCGCGCCGCCGTCAGTAAAGCGAAAGGAACCCCATGAGCGACTATTACGCCACCCTTAAGATTCAGAATGGCCGGCTGATTAGGGCGATGAAAAATATGGGGTACAAAAACGGTATGCAGCTGGCCAAAGCGGCCGGCCTTACTCCAACGTTGGTCTATGATTTGCTGAACTTTAAGCAATCCCCTAAGACCAAATGGAAGTACAAGCAGGTCTGGCGGCAGTCGGTGCTGAAAATCTGCGATGTGCTAGCCTTTTCCCCGGAAGAGCTTTTCCCGGACCGCCTTCATCACGAAATTCCCACAAATCAGATTGCCGATTTTGTAGAACAGGCGCAGCTCGGCGGCGGCGGGATGGCATTGCTCGGTCCCGGCGATCACTTGATGCAAAAGGAACTTGCCGACGCGGTAAAGAAAGTGCTGGCCACTATGGCGCCGCGCGAGCAGGAGATTTTACAGCTGCGGATATGGGAAGGAAAGTCACTGGCCGAAACCGGCCGGAGTTTATCCCCACCGATTACGACAGAGCGCGTCAGACAGATTGAAGCCAGGGCGCTTAGAAAATTAAGGCACCCGTACCGTTTGCGCATATTGGGCGAACACTTGGACTTGGGCGAACACTTGGACTTGGGCGAACACTTGGACGATGATCTCTATTAGGGCGAAGCCGGCGGCCTCTGACAGCCGGCAGGAAAGGAACACCATGAAAAGGAAGAAAAGGAAGAGCAACGAGGAAGCGCAGCGCGAAGCTGAAGAAGGAATGGATCAAGCCGCGGATCATGCCGGCGAGGAATGGGCTGATTATGCCTACCGTTTCCTAATAAAGTACGCCAAAGGTCAGCGGTATATCTTCCCGCCGGATGTTTGGGAGGCGGGCTTAAGGGAATCAGATAGCAACCGGGCCTTTGGGTCGGTGATGCAGCGGGCTATCCACGACAACATAATGGTGAGGATTGAGTTTTATGGTCCAGGGGGTGGCCACGACCGGCCGTTTATTGGCTGCTGGAATAATCCGAATCGCCATAACGCTCCAACACCCGTCTACGAGTCACTGATCTATAGTCCGGGCACGACGCAGGCGGAATTATCTTTATGAGGCGAAGCCGGCGGCCTGTGACAGCCGGCAGGAAAGGAACAACATGAAGAAACAACTAAACATACCGCCCAACTCATATCTGTATTCCATGCAGTGTCAGCTGGAAGAGATCAAAGCGGCGCGCATCAGAAAATTGCAGCGGACCGGCGGCGCCGTGATCGTGGCGGCCGTTGCCGGCGCCTACGCGCTGGCCTGGCTGGCCCTGTGCTGCTTGCAGAGCGGCGGGGTGAAGCCATGAACGGGATCGCAACAGGACTGTTCGCCGTCGGTTGCCTGGTGGGCGTGGTACTCGTCACGTTTGCCGTTACGGTACTCTTCGAGCGCGGTCCGCGGCTGTTGCGGCGCAGCTGGGAGAAAATTAAACGCTAGGCGGATCCCGCCGGTGTTGACACGCGCCGGCGGGATTCTTACTTTAAGATTGAAAGGAGGTTTATTATGCGCTGGAAAAATTTTGACATACCGGACCAGGCCATTCTCACCTACATCGAGAACAGCGCCCGGTTCCGCAAAAAGGTAGCCAGGCTCATTGGCACCATTTACAAGAAACGCGAGAAGCTGACACCGGCCGGCAGGGTTACGCGCGCCAAAAAGGCCGCCGCGGCCCGCTGGAATCCGCCCCAGGATGAAGCGGATATTGTTAGAAAAAACAAAGGGAAAATCGGATGAAGTCCCGCAAACCTTTTACCGTTACCGGACCGTCGAAGGATCGAGCTAAACATCTGGCGCCGTGGTGCTGCAAGTGGTGGGAAACGATCACCGACGAAAACGGCACCCGCGACCGGCGCTTAAGCAGGTGGTTTCCCAGCAGGAAGGAAGCGCAAGCGTGGGGCAAGCTCAACACCGAGCGCCGGCTGGGATCGGATATTCGCCGGTTCAATGATACCGAGCGCGCGCTGACGCTTCACTTCTTTAAGGAGTGCCAGGCCCGCGGGCTGGATCCCCGGCAGGTCTTCGACGCCGGCTTGCAGCACCACGGTGCCGCCAAAGTTTCAGAGATCAGCCTGGCCGACGGCATTGAGTTGATGGCCATGTGGATGATGGGGGAAAAATACAGTCCGCGGACCATTTCCAGCCTGGAACAGTCCATAGAATGGCTGGCCTCTAAAACCGACAAAAAGCGCCTTGTAAGCTCGTTTGCATCAAGCGACCTCATTGCCTTGGTGAAGGAGCGCTATGACAACCACGCCAGCCAGGTCAGTTTCCTGCGCTATCTCAAGAGCTTCTTCAGCTGGGCCGCGCAGCAGGGGCATTGCAGCGCCCGGATAGCGCAGGATGCAGCGCTCGACCCCCATCGCCGGCGGGCCAGCGCCGCGAAAAGCGCTAACCGCCGGACCCATAAGCGGCCGCCGCGGCTGACCGTTGAGCAGATCCAGACCATTTTCACTACGGCCGAGCCGCGGTTTCGCGCGGCCTTTGCGCTGGGGATCCTGGCCGGGCTGCGCCCGCAGTCCGAACTCATGCGTATTGAGTGGCGCCATAATGATGCCGGACAGTCCTACGGGATCGACACCCGGCACCGGATTATCAATCTGCATGAAAGCTGGGTTACAAAAACCTTCATGGAGCGCACCATTTCCGATCTGCCGGAGCTGTTTTGGGAAATCATCGGGCCGCGCCAGGGCGCCGGCCGCGTGGTGCCCGTTGATTACCGGCATTTCGTGGATGCAGCGCTAGGGCCGGCCAAGAAGGCGCTGGGCTGGGACATTTGGCCCAAGGATATTATGCGGCACACGGCCGCCAGCTTCCAATATGTGCTGATCGGCAAAGAGCTTGCCATGAAAAACCTGGGACATAAGAACGCCAGCACCTTCGACACGCACTATTTGAACTCGGTCAGCGGATCCGAAGCCCAGGCGTTAAGCTCGCTTACTCTGGGACTTCCGGTTTCGCCGGCTTCCTGAATCCTTCTCCCAGCCTGATCGGCACCCCTTCCGGCGTGCGCGGTGCGTACTTCATTGAATCGCTCATTATCCGTTCCAGCAGCTTCGCGCGTTCTTCGACCGTCGGCGCAAACATCAGCATGGCCTGTTCCGGGGTAACGCCCTCGCGCTGGTAGATTTTGGCCGCGTTGTTCCGCAGATACTTGGCGGCGCGTGGATCTTTCATCAGCTCGCCAATCTTTTCAAAATCCCTATCCACCAGCGCGCGGTATGCCTTTTCCTGGGCGCGGGCCTGTTCCTTGCGCAGCGGCAAGGCCACCTGGTTGCGCAGCGTATCCGCATAGCCGCGGTTGCTGATCTTGAACCAGCGGCCGACCGCATTGCTGATTATCGGCAGCTTCAGGAATTTTTCCATTCGGGTCTTTTCATCGTTGTAATCGTACATGTCAAACCGGTGGATCATGCCGCCGCCCAGGGCATTCCATGAATATTTACCCATCTGTTTCAGTCCTTCGGTACTGCGGGCCTCGGCCGTGCGCTCATCAAGCAGCGGCTCGCCGCGGAACCAATCATAGGGATTGTTGCCCGTCGCATACATGGCCCACGCCACCGGCACTTCATAAATCGGATTGCCTACCGGCAGCTGCCCGCCCATATAGTTGATCATGTGGTTATAATCGCCGGAGTGGTTTAATACCTTCCAGGTCACGGCCGCGATCGGCCGGAGTTCTTCCGGCAATGGAATCTTCAGGTAGAGTACCTTATTGGTTTTGCGGTCCGCCCAGCCCAACGGAATCACGGTATAATTGGCCTTGTCGTATTCGGGAATGTAGCGATACATGTCCTCTTTATCTTTGCCCCACTGCTCGCCGGCTTCGCCCAGGATTTCCTTCAGGATTGCGGTGATAACCCCGGTCGCAAACAGCCACATGATCAATTTCGGCACCATAGCCAGCTTGGTATAGTTCCAGATCATCGTAGCCGGCGATTCCCCAATGCGCTTGAAGGTAGAGCGCGCCGCTTCCTTGGTCGGATTGAAGAAGAGGCCCACGAAGTCAATGTAAGGATTAAGCGCTCCCAGGCGCAGGAAGTTCGGGGATCCGCCGGCGTTGTGGACATAGTATAACTTTTGATATTCCGGCATATCGCCATGGGCCGATTCCAGATACAGCCGGGCCACGCGCTTCACGGTCCGCTCGAAAACCTGCCCGGTTTCCATCCAGCGCTGCAGCGCACGCAGCGCCTTGTCCGCGGCATCCAGCTCCGTGTTGGTGGTATCCTGCCAGTATTTGCGCATCTGCTTATCAATGACTTCGCCCTCGGACCTGGTTGCCAGCGGGTTTGCAACCGTGATCCAATCATTCTTTTTCAGGCTGTCGAGCGCGCCGGCGTTCGGCTTGCCTATGACGGAAGACCACGAATCAATCAGCGCCGGGATGAAGAACCGCCAGAACTGCGGACCGCCAAACGGCCGGCCGGACACGCGCGGCATCTTCAGATAGTAGGCGCCCACGTCACGCCCAAACATCATCGGCCATATGCCGTAGTTCAGCTGCACCAGGGTAGACTTCAGCGCGCGGGTGGGTATGCCCATCATTTTCAGCCATAGCTTAATCTCAAGCGGGTTGTCGCGTTCAAACATTTCGACGAAAACTTTAGGCACGTAATAACCGAAAGGCTTGCCCTGGCGCATGACGATGATCGTGCCGGCCCGCGTGGTATCCTTCATTTGAATTTCCATATCCCGGCCGTTCCATTTCCGTTCGGCCGCGGCGATCTCATTCTTGTAGTAATTCAGCATCAAATCGACCAATTCCACCTTAACGATGTTCTTGCGCGCGGCGTCGAGCAGGGAAATCATTTTCGCCACGGTGGCGGCCGCGGGATCCATGATATTCTGATGCGTGCCGAGCTGCCGCCATATGCGGGGTCCGATGTTGCTGCCGTAACCGCTCTGCAGCATTTCCATGATGCTGCCGGGCTTTGCCTTGGCGCCGGGGCGCAGGACGGAAAAGGTCACATAGTAAATGTTGTCCTCGATCTTCCTCATCATGCGCGGCGTCACATATCCCGATTCGCGGATGAGATCGCGGACCACTTCAAAGATGCCCCAAAATGCCTGTTGCGCGTCCTGTAGCGCCTGCCACTTGGCCGGGCCGAAGGTAACATGCTCCATTTCCTGCAGCCGCTCCATGGATTCTTTCGGGCTGAATCCCTTTGGATTCGCCTTGCTGTGGCGCTCGTAATAAACGCGGCGGTGGAACATATATTCGGCCAGGTCTATCCACATCAGGCCGGCATCGAGCAGCGGCCGCACCACCTCCTGGTTCAGCCGGGCCATAAGATACTCATGCCCGGTGGCGCGATATAGATAGTTTTCAATCTTCAGACCGATCTCGCCTTTCCTGTCTGCGGAAATCGGTGCCCGGCCTATGCGCGATTCGATCGGACCGAATACCGCGTTAAAGCCATAATTGATGAGATCGACGCGCTCCCGTTTGCTCTTCTTTCTGCCGGACTCATACCTTTCCATCATGGTTTCGCCCGATTCCGTAAAGGAGGCGCGCAGCCGCTTCACCCGGTTGCGGTAGATCGCGCCGGAACGTATATCCTCCTGCAGCTGATCATAAAGCTGTTTGACAAGCGGCCGGCTCTCCATGTGCTGCATGAGCGCACGGAAGAAGTTGGGCGCGCGCTTGGCCGCGGCCATCGGGTTATTGATGAAGATAGAAAAGGCGTCCGCAAACATTTCAGCTGGATCCTTGTAATACGCCGGCATGGTTTCCGTGCCGTTCCACCAGGCAATGGCGCTTTGCAGTTCCTCTTTGATCACGTCGAGTTCATGCAGCCGGCGTTTCTTGATTTCTTTGCGGAGCAGTTCTTCATATTTCGCCTTAATCTCGGCATCTGTGATCTTCTTACCGCCTACGGTGCGCTTAACGGTTTCCGTGATCTTCTTCGTGCCCACCTGGGTTTTGCGCTCAAACTGTTTTGCTCTGGCATCCACTATGCCCTGTAAGGCCGCTTTGAGAATTTCCTTTTTAATCTTCCGGTCCTGGCGCGCAAACCATTCATAAAGTTCCGGGGTACTCTCGCGGGCATTCAAACCCACCAGTTGGGTAATGTCTTCCACGGTAATAGGGATCGTTTCATAAATCGGAACCTCGCGCGTAATCTCTTCGACGATTTCCTTAACTTCGCCATGCAGCGCCTTCAGATCCACCCTGGCCTGGCGCTTGAGTGCGTCCCGTTCCTCCTGCGTGATAACCTGGCCGCTGCCGGG